TAGTCATCATCTTGATACTGCCATCTGCCGCCGTGCCCACAATAATTGCACTATCCATCATCTTCGCGGCTATGCCACACACCGCAGGCACTGCGGCCATTGGCACTTTGCTTACCTTCTGCTTTGGCTTTAGGTAAACCACATTGTCAGCATCATCCGTCATCCAACTTTCCTCGTAGTTCTTTGGCTTTGTTACGCATTTCCATATAGACCTCGAGTCTGCCTCGAGTCTTTTCTGCCTCACGATATAAGCCTGAGTCCATAAGTAGTGTCAACTCATCGTCAAGAATGCGGATGATCCTGTCCATCGACTTTGTATCACTCATCACTACCCCCTCAAGACCCTGTGCCACGCCAAGGCTACCTTCATAGCCCTATCCACATCCCGCTGCCGCAAAGCCTGCGACTCGAGAGTCTTAATTTTTTCGTTCACGACCCCTTCGATCAGGTGAACCGCATCAGACCAGCCCATGTCCTCGATGGGTTCCGCTTCCGACTCTGTCAGCATTGACTCCTCCTTTGCTGAATTGTAACCAATCATCAGGCCACAGATCGTGCACCTAGCCTGCGACTCACCGCTCATAACAACTTGAGCCTCGCACCTTGGACAACGATCATCCTCGATGACCTTGCCCCATGATCCATCCCCTTCAATAATCAATGACAAGTTTCCTCTTCTTCTTCTTCGCAATTGTTCTGGGCGGCAACCATCGATGCCGTCATCAGCCGCATCACTTCGACTGAACTACCCATGTTATTCTGCATGGCAAGAGTCAGACCTGCGGACATCAACAGATAGGCCGCAAAGTCTATGTCCAGTTCCATAGCCTCGAACTCGCGCAATAGCTTCTGCACACTCTTGCCAGCTTTATGCTTTTCCTTCGATACACTAGTCATCTTTGACCATGCCCCCATATGCTTCCTTGGCTATGGACTCCTGATTATCAGTCCAGATCTCAGCCAGCATGTCCATCACATCACTCATACCCATATGATCTACCAAGTTCATATGACTCTCCATTTTGCTGGAGAACTGATGCCACGTTTCACACTCATCCACGATATCAAGAGCCTTGTCCGCGAACTTCTCTTCGAGATCCATCATCATCGCTTTGACTCTACCCATTATGCGGCCTCCTTTATCAGATGATCCAAAGCTTTGGCATGCTTCCTAATGACAGACAAATCTTTGCTACCGTCAAAATACCAGTGCGCCCCGACATGCTTTAAATAATTCAGCAGTATCTTTGCACCAAGTGGTTTTACATAAAAATACCATCGGAAGGATGGAAAACCCACGTTCAAAACATGCTTGCTATATGTGTCAGTAGTCCAATAATCACTGCCACTGCCACTGGTATAAACGTCACCAGATATATTGAACATCTTTTTGCAGTCGGCTTGTAACCTTGTGCTGACTTTGTTTGGGGTGCGTAACAGATTGGGTATAGAGTCAAAGAACTCATTAAACGCAATCTTTGGCACATCAGGAAGTTTGTTGGCCTCGATATCGATCTTAGTGATTCCTGCGCCTATGCGCCATGTCTTCCCACACCCATGATACATGCGTGTAACCGGATGAGGCGCATTAGATTTCTTTGTCCACTTACCCATGTGCCATCTCCCTCTTCTGATCGCGCTCCATCCAGCGCACAAAGTTTTCATAGTCCTGCTTATCAGGTGACTTGAACAGTGACGCTAGACCAACCCTCGAAAGCAGTTGAGTCTCGACCCTGTGCACTGTTCCATGCCGATCAAAGTCATCGGCTCTTGGATCGTCCTCAAACATTACTCACCGCCTTTCCTGAACATTGGCAACTGATAACCCCAGCCGCCTGTCATGTTGAACTCTGACTCCAGAGCAGTCTTGGCCTTCGCCAGCTTCGGCAAGATACGAGCATCCGATAACTCGAAGTCCTCGCACTCAGTATAGTCACACACAAATTCCTGTATGACTTGTGCCGCATCCAGTATGGCCTGCATCTGGGCTGGAGTCAGCTTGTTTTCCAACTCCTCAACTTTTTCGAGACGCTCTGCCTCACGCTTCCTTGCCGCCATTTCATACTTATCCGGTCTTCCCATTATCTTACTCCCTTCCTCAGAGTTATTGGTTTGGACAAGGCACCTTTGTGCCATGCCCTATGGTTAATTCTAAGATGCATCTGCCTCGATAGTACAGGCTTACGCAGACCCACGGTGCGGACAACTACGTCCTTGGAACTAGGCTTCGGCATCACTCACCTCACAAACATTTTCCAACGTCCAGTCGTGACCCTCATCGGTCTGAACCCATTCGATGGTGGCAAAGTCATCGTTAGCCATTTGCCATGCTTCGTCTTCATTACGCGCCGTAACAACAGCCTCATAGGCCACATCCATTGTGGCAGTTACTTTAAACTTAGGCATGCTGCACCTCCCTGCTCTCAAGCTCCGCACGTTCTTCCAGTTCCTGATTGATAGCTGCCATGGCATCGACCATGAACGCACTCGATACCGACCATCGACTCACGCCGCCATGCAGATTGAGTCCACGCTTCGACCAGTCAGTCGGAGTCTTGCCGTTCAAGATCTCATCAAACTTCAGAGTAGACCAGCAATGCCGACTGACAAACTGACCATACTCTTCAGCCAGATAGGCTTCGGTCTTATCGTCAGAGCCGCGCATCAGTTCTGCGGCTCTGGAGTCCATATCGTAGAACTCGATCATCGGCTCAGTCTCATCGTGCGTCAGACAATGGTTAAGACCATAGTCATCACCCTCGAACACGATGCGAACGCACCACCGGACTCCAGACTCAGGATCAATAGCTTTATATGTCACACTCATTGTATGTCTCCTCTCTTCAAAGCATTTGTGATTAACTTGTTCGACAACGCATGAGGGTCATGCGGCTTCTTATCTACAGGGTTGTGCTGATGGATGACATATTCAAACGTGTCCCAACTGATGCCGTGGTTGGCATCAAAGCCATTGACAATGTCATGCAGGACATCTTCCATCTGATCTTCAGTCAGCGTGACATCCATCTGCTCACAGACCGACGCCACGTCTTCGAGATACCAGTCGTCCCTGATGAACGGCTTGCCATCTTCGGTATAATCAATATGTGCCATTAGCAATACACCTCCTTACCAAACACACCCAACTGGATGATATAATCATAATCATTGGCATCCAACTGACCCAACTCATCGACAGTCAATGCCAACCGCTGACGCTCTGGATCGAGCAAATTAATGCCGTCAACAATCACATCAAAAGCTTTGACCTTCTCGACCTCATCGTCATCACCCCAGCCCTCACTGCCATGATGAATAGCGATATCGAAATTATACTCGACCACTGAATAACCATTCTTCAGATCAAACTCGTCCTCAGTGTGTATGCCATCGATCCAGTGGTTCGATCCACCTTCGAGCGCACCAATCCAAATTGCTTCGGCAATCTCTTCCCACTCTTCCTTGGTTGGTGAATACTCAACCGAAATAGTTGGATAGAACCTCTTGGGCTTCAGCAGATCCGCAAATGGCTCTGCTAGTATCTCAGCAAAATGGCTGTCAGTCAGATTTGGTTTATCGTTAGTCATTACACAATCTCCCATCCATCGTTTTCAAAATGCTCGATCCAATCCTTCAAATACTCACGCACAATGATCAGTCCGCCATTCTTGTTGAATTTAGACTCCTTGTAGTTTTCCAAATTACACACGGCCTCATCATTCTGAGGCATAAGCAAAAACACATTCTGATGTGCCACAATCTTGTAGTCCGCAAATTTGAAACCATTTAAAACTATTTTTGTATTCATTGGTTTAATCCCCTTGTATCTTGAACCTTGAACCTCGAACCTGTATGATTTCGAGTAACTTAAACTGTACCGTATCAGCTTTTCGTAACTTGTACAACTTTAAATGGTAATAGTGGATACACATTACAAGAGACACATATAATGTTTTTTCTGGGAAAAAGTTTTTTTTATTTTTTTTGCTATATTTTCTGTAACAAGCGTAACAAGCGTAACAAATACTTATCCAGCTTAGATTGTAGCTGTTACACTTCTGACACGTTGTTACACTTATCAAGTCGAACGTGAGAGGTTTTTGGTTTTGAAAAAGAGTGAACCCACAGAAAACACTATAGGGAAGGTTGGTAGGAACGGCGGTTTGACCAATCGTCAAAGAGAATTTGCTCGATACTATGTCGAGGGCAAATGGTCTAATGCTGAGTGCGCGAGGAAGGCTGGTTACGCTGATGCTAGTGCCAGAATACAAGCTCACAAGCTTCTTGATGGTAAGTCTTTCCCTGCCGTGCCGGAGTTGGTCAAAGAACTTCGAGAGGCAAGAGAGCGCAGATATGGCGTGACTGTACTGGGTCAACTCAAACGCTTTGAAGAACTGTCCATGTCCGCTGAAGAGGCTGGTCAATTCAGCGCTGCTATTTCCTCCT